AAGGCGGCTTGCAACTGGTGAACGCCACTGGTCCTAATAAGAATCAGACCGGTACGCCAGAAGGCGGTAGTAGGATTTTCCAGTGGGGGTTTGCCCCTGTTGGTGGGTCGAGGGCAAATGATGATGGGTTGACGCCCAACAATCTTGTTCTTGGGATTCAGTTGGGAACAGTGACGGTTGTAACGACATAGGAGCATAAAGATGGAAACCAGCAAAATGAAGAAAATCGCAAAGACTGAGGTCAAAGCGCACGAGAAAAAGATGCATGGCAAGGGATACGCCAAGGGTGGCGTGACCTCCGAGGCAATGAAGAAGTACGGGCGTAACGTTGCTCGTACCATGAATCAACGTTCTACTTCGCGAGGTGGCTAATGAATACCGACAAGTTTGAATACTTCCCGGCTGAAACTGCTGACCCATGCAATAAGTACGTTCAGCCTAAGCCTTATACACAGCCAACACCAAACACTGGCTATCCGAATGCCACGCCAAATACGCAAACTCAGCGTACCCGTGGCACAAAGAACACCAGCAAAGGTTTTGGTCACAGCACCAAGATGGGGTAATCAGTGAACTACACTGAACTGAAAGCGCGGATCAAGGCGTACTGCGAGAACGACTTCCCGCAAGCGGTTGGCGCGGGTGGCTTGACTTCGGACGCGCAGCTCAACACGTTCATCCTACAGGCTGAACAGCGCATCTATAACTCGGTTCAGTTCCCCTCGCTGCGTAAGAACGTCACTGGAACCATAACAGCAAACAACAAATACCTCTCTTCACCCGGAGACTTTCTGGCGGTCTATTCGATTGCCGTTATTGATCCGGTAACTAATGAGTATTTGTACCTGCTGAACAAGGATGTAAACTTTATTCGGGAGTCGTTTCCAAGTCCGAATGACACGGGCAAGCCTTACTACTACGCCCTGTTTGGACCAACCACGACTAACAATACCCCGCCGGTCATTACGAATGAATTGACCTTCATCTTGGGACCAACGCCGAATATTTCTTACAGCGTAGAACTGCATTACTACTACTACCCTGAGTCGATCACTGTGGCTTCCAGCGGTCAGACATGGCTGGGAGACAACATGGATTCGGTCTTGCTGTATGGCTCAATGCTAGAGGCAGCATCCTTCATGAAGTCTGAGAAGGATGTAACGGATATGTACATCGGGCGCTATAACGAGGCTCTGGCACTTGCCAAGCGTCTGGGCGATGGCATGGAGCGTCAGGATGCCTACAGGTCTGGTCAGTACCGGATGGAGGTCAAGTAATGGCTTTCACCGGTAACTACACCTGCAACACGTTTAAACTGGGTCTTCCAAGCGGGGACTTTGACTTCGCTACCGGTACGACTGACGTATTCAAGATTGCTCTGTACACCAATGCCGCAACACTGGATGACACCACTGCGGCATACACCACGGACGGTGAGGTGTCTGAGACTGGGTATACGGCTGGCGGTGAGGTGCTGACTCCTTCCGTGGCAATTTCCGATGGCACATCTTTCATCGATTTTGGGGATGTGTCATGGAACGGGGCATTTACTGCCCGAGGTGCGCTGATCTACAAAGACGGTGGAGCGGCAATTTGTGTTTTGGACTTCGGTGCTGACAGGACATCGACATCTGTCTTTCAGGTGCAGTTCCCTGCCAATACCAACAGTTCGGCTTTGATTCGGATTTCTTAAGGAGTATGAAATGATTAACAGCAAAGCAAAATCCACCGACAAGGTCTTCTCCGAAGTCCTGAATGGTGGCGCATCGGAAGAGGGCGCTCGCGGTGGCGGCGTGTTTTTCGTTGAGTGCCGTGACAAAGACGGCAACCTAAAATGGAAAGAGGAGTCCAAGAACCTTGTTGTGAACGTTGGTCTGAAAGACATGAACGACAAGTATTTTTCGGGTTCGTCCTACACGGCGACTTGGTATCTAGGTCTGATTACCGGACCGGGTTCTGGCACAACTATCGATCCGGGCGACACCATGTCTTCCCATGCTGGCTGGACAGAAGATACTTCTTACAGCCAAGCAAATCGTCCCGCTTGCACGTTCGGTGCTGCAACGACTGCTGACCCCTCGGTGATCAGCAACTCAGCTTCGGTAGCTGTTTTCAGCATTAACGGAACAGCGACCATTGCTGGCGCGTTCTTAACCAACAATAACACCAAGGGTGGTACGACAGGCATCTTGTTCTCGGCGTCTGATTTCCAGTCTCCGGGTGATCGCGCTGTTGTGAGCGGTGACACGCTGAACGTCACTTACCAGTTTAGCCTTGACGCAGCATAAGGAGGAATCATGGCTACGAAATATACAAAGGGTCAAAACGTAAAGCTGGCGTCTGTTGTTCCGCAGGGTCCTGTTATTGCGCTTCGCATGGATGAGAACGGTACGTTCTTCTATCTGGTCGAGTGGACAGACGATAGCGGAAGCAAGCAGCAACGCTGGTTTGAGGAAGACCAACTGTCTGCTGCTTAAGGATGTACGGACTAGTCCCCTACGCAACCGCACCCTATTCATCACTTTCTGGTGCTGTTTACGCTGTTACGGTTGCTGAATCTGCCAATGCCTCAGACACTCTGAGCGCACTGGCAACGTTCGCCTCTTCGATTACGGAGAGTGCGACGGGGGCAGACTCCATCTCCGCAAATGTCGTTTTTGCGACAACCATTACAGAGTCAGCAACTGGCACAGATTCTATCTTTAGTAGCGTCACCTATGCAGTGTCAGTCATTGAGTTGGTTACCGCAGCCGACACAATTTCTGCCAATGTTGATTTCGGTGGCAGCATCCTTGAGTCGGCAACTGGTTCTGATTCGATCAGTTCCAGTGTCACCTTTGGAGCCAGTATTGATGAGACAGCGACAGCATCGGAAACGGTGGTCGCTCGTGTGGTCTTCGTTTCAACGGTCAGTGAGACAGCAACAGCCGCCGATAGTATTTCTGCCGGTGTGTCATTTAGTTCTTTAACATCTGAGCAAGCCGCCGCCTCTGATGAAACATCTGCTGCTGTCACATTTGGCGCAAATGTCACTGAGGTTGCTACAGGTTCCGATCAAGCCGCTGCGTCTGTTGACTTTGGTGGGTTGATTACAGAGTCCTCGACTGTCTCAGAGCTTGTTTCAGCAATCGCTACATTTGTTGCGACGGCATCTGAAACCGCAACCGCCGCTGATTCGGTGTCTTCTTCTTTTGCTTTTGCAGGAAACATTGAAGAATCTGTTACCGCATCAGATGCGCCTTCTGGAGGTTTGACACTAATTGTTTCGGTAGATGAGTCTGCCGTAATTAGCGACTTGGTCAGTGGCGCAATTGATTTTGGTGTACTGGTAGAAGAGTCAGCATCTGGTTCAGATAGAACCTCAACGTTGCCAATCTATTCGGTAAACGTGGCTGAACTTGCTAGGGCATCTGATAGCGCATTAGGAAAACTGCTTTGGGAATTGATTAACGATAGCCAGTCGGTAACATGGAACTTAATCAATGCACAGAACAGTGACACATGGTCGATTATTAACACTGCTGACTCAACCACTTGGAATGTCATAAAGACATCAAACTAATATGGCGCTTGTTGTTAAAGATCGTGTTAAGGAAACCACGACCACAACTGGTACGGGGACAATCACGCTTGCAGGTGCGGTAACTGGATTCCAGTCATTCTCGGCAATTGGGAACGGAAACACTACCTTCTACACCATTGCTGGAAATGATGAGTGGGAAGTGGGGATTGGTACATATACATCCAGCGGAACCACGCTATCCCGTGACACGGTTTTGTCCTCTTCGAGCAGTGGATCAAAGGTCAACTTTTCGGCTGGAACAAAAGACGTTTTTGTAACCTATCCGGCAAGCCGTACCGCAACAGGTGGGGGCGGCGTTGGTGCGTTGGTTGTAAACGCCTCTACGGTTACCGAAAGTTTTTCGCTAGACAGTGGTTTTAACGCGCAATCGGTAGGACCAATTACTGTCGCCAGCGGCATATCGGTAACAGTCGCGTCTGGTCAAAGATGGCTGGTTGTGTAATTATTTGACAAGAGGAAAGCAAA